TAACATGAATGACCACGACAAAGAGACTAAAGACGGACTATACATTGCAATAGCACTAGCGGCGATATACGCGTCAGGGATATGCTTCGGCATCTGCATCGGCATCGACTGCTTTTAGAACCACTAATTAACACAGCCTAGTAGTGCGCACATATTATGAGTTACGAAGGTAATTGAACATTACTGCCAATATATTATGACATACACAACATTAATTCTTGCTATAATTATGGTTGAGTCTTATGGCGACGACTCTGCTATAGGCGACAACGGTAAAGCCTACGGATGCCTCCAGCTTCACGCAGAATACGTTGCAGACGCCGCTGAGTATGCCAATGAAGATTGGGTACATGAAGACGCATTCAACCGCAAAACAGCCATCAAAATCTTTGAGGCTTATATGGATCGCTACGCAACTATAGATCGTTTAGGTAGAGTAGCTACCGCAGAAGACATTGCGAGAATTCATAACGGTGGTCCAAATGGGTATAATAAAAAATCCACAAAAGCTTACTGGAATAAAATAAGCACATTATTCGATTAACATCTTAATCAAAATTTACATATTATGCAACACCCATTATTTGTACCTCAATCCAACTGGAGACCACCGTCTCAACTACCAAGCTTTGAAAAAGTAATAGCAATTGACTTAGAGACCTGTGATCCAAACCTTAAACAACATGGTCCAGGATATAAACGAAATGATGGGAAGGTTGTAGGTATTGCAATCGCAGACGAACACCAAGAGATATACCTACCTTTTGACCACTTAGGTGGTGACAACATAGATAAAAAAATAGTATTAAGTTATGTAAGTAATTTAGTAAAAAACAGTAGCGAGATCCTGTTTGCAAACGCTGCTTACGACCTCGGATGGCTTGAGACGCTGGGGATTTCCGTTTCTTGTCCAATCCGTGACGTACAAATTGCAGAAGCACTAATTGACGAAGAACAGTTTTCCTACAGCTTAAACAACCTATCTAAAAAATATCTAAAGCGAACTAAGTTTGAAGAAAAGCTAAAAGACGCAGCACATGCATATGACATTGACCCTAAAGGAGAAATGTGGAAACTACCTGCTAGACACGTAGGAGAGTATGCCGAAATGGACGCTAGAAACACTTGGGACGTATACCAATATCAGATCCCAGTACTACAAGAGCAAGGCTTATGGACTGTGTGGGAGTTAGAATGCAAACTAACACCAGTGCTTGTACATATGACAATGAAAGGTGTACCAGTAAACGTAGACAAAGCAGATGAATTAAACGAAACACTAAAAAAGAGAGAAGCTGTACTTAAGCAAAGCTTTAAAAACTTAGACATTTGGTCACCACCACAACTAGCAAAGTACGTAGAAAGCTGTGGAATACTAGTGCCAAAAACAGAAAAAGGTAATCCATCGGTGACTAAAGACTTTTTAGTATCTTGTGATCATCCAAAAATTAAATTAATCCATGAAGCAAGAAGCATTAACAGACTCAGAAAAGTCTTCGTTGAAGATATTATCCTACACAAAAATTATAAAGGACGAATCCACGCAGACTTCAAACAAACTGCATCGGACTCTGGTGGCACTCGTTCAGGGCGGCTATCTTCAGCCAACCCAAACATGCAACAAGTTCCAAAACGAAGTGATATTGGTAAAGCCATCCGAGCATTATACGTCGCAGAACCTGACTCACTCTGGTGTAAAGCAGATTACAGTTCCCAAGAACCACGTCTCCAAGTTCACTATGCACTCATTGGTGAATTCGGACGACCGCTTGATAGAGCTGTAGAAGCAAAAGAAGCATTTGAACGAGGAGAAAAACTTTACACATTCTTTGAAAAAGCAACAGGACTACCGTACGACACATGTAAAATGTTGTGCTTAGGTATCAGTTACGGAATGGGTATGAAGAAAATGGCTACATCACTAGGCATCTCAGAAGAAACGTGCAAAAAAACTATGGAACAATTTAACACAGAAGCTCCATTCTTAAAGGTATTGTTTGATAACGTAATGAATATGGCTAGTTCTAGAGGCTATATTAAAACCATTCTAGGACGTAGAGCACGTTTTGACTCTTGGGTTTCATCCTATGGAGACACACCAGTAAAAGGATACGGCAAAGCAAAAGCAATGTTTAATGGTAAAGCTATTAACCGAGCTTTTACCAGTAAAGGACTAAATAGACTCATTCAAGGTTCAGCAGCAGACCAAGCAAAAAAAGCTATGGTAGATGCGTACGAAGCAGGATTTGATATGAGACTACCAGTTCACGATGAAATTAATGCAATGGTAAGTTCTGAACAAGAGAGTTTAGACTTGAAATTAATAATGGAAGATGCTATACAACTAAAAGTACCCGTTATCGCAGACATAGATCTGGGACCAACATGGTGCTAAACAAATACAATATGCAAGAACAAGACATACTAGAAGAAGCCTTAAGCATCACCCAAGGCGACCGACAAGAAGACTACGGAGACTGTAAAGTAGAATTAGAGAGAGTTGCCACGTTGTGGTCAGTAATCTTTGACACTACTATAGACTCTAACCAAGTAGCCCTCGCAATGATCGCTCTAAAAATGACAAGGCAGATGAACAAAAACAAAAGAGATAATTGGGTTGACATTGCAGGTTATGCAAGAGTCGGCTATATCTCAACAAAACAAAACAACAAATGACAGAGAATAATACAACAGATGAGTTCCTACAAGAAGAAGACGTCATACCTTTTGGACAAATTGAGGTGTGTACACCAACCAACGTTTCCGAAGGAACTTTGGCTGAAATCACAGATTTGGGTAAAGTTCTGGATGATCTGGATCAAAGCATACTTCAGGCAGAAGTAAATATAAGTGATCTAAAATCTCGACGTAAACAAGTCGCAGAAGAACTGCTTCCAGATCTAATGGCAAATTCTGGTCTTAAGCTAATGCAACTTGACAACGGAACAAAAATCCGAATTGATGAGTTTGTTGACGCTAAGATTAAAGATGCTGTAACAGCATTTGATTGGCTTCGACAAACAAACAACGAATCTATCATCAAAAACCAGATCACAGTCAAACTAGATCGTGGTGATGATGATAAGGCTCGACAAGTACTTCAAAATTTAAAAGAGAATCATGATATTGATGCTGAGCTTAAAATCAGTATTCACAATCAAACTCTCAAGTCTTTCTGTCGTGATGCTCTGGACAACCCAGAGCTGGCAGAATCCTTACCTCGTGAAGCCTTTGGTATCTACCAAGGTAAGCGAGCGAAAATAACCAAATAAAGAAAAAAAGAAATATGGCGTTCGACATAACAACAGTAGCAGGTCAAGGCACAGAGAATCTGGATTCAGGTTCTTCCTTGCCGTTCATCCGCATCCTCCAAGATTTGAGTCCTCAACTCAAACCACAAAAAGACGAATACGTAGAAGGCTCAAAGTCTGGAGACTTATTCTTTGCTAAAACGCAAGGACTAATTGAACAACCTGCTGAAATCATCCCTTGTTACACACAATCCATCTACACAGAATGGGTTCCTCGCTCCAAAGGCGGCGGTTTCAAGGGCAATCACCCGCTCACGATTGTTAGTCATGCAGACTACGAAAAAGGTCGTGACCGTCAATATGATGAATGGCTTGGAGAAAACGAGCTAAAGTTCACCACATACTGGTTTGTGCTTCTTAAGCTCAACGGTGCATGGGAACAAGCAGTTATCCCATTCACATCATCACAGCTTCGTGTCTCACGTAAGCTGACAACAGACATCAACCGCTTCCGTTACGACGGAATGGACGTAGCACCACCCCTCTACGCCCAAGCTTGGCAACTTGCTTCGGTTATGGAAACAAGTAAAAACGGTGATGATTACTTCAACTTCTCATTCGAAGAACCTCGTGTTCTCGACTTTGAAGCTGATGAAGAAATCCTCACCCTTGCTTCCGAAACATACAACAGTGCATCAGACACTCCCCTCCTCCAAACTGAAGAGCGACCTAAGCTCTTGAGTGCGGATGCTCTACCGTACTAGTAGTCAACCCTATGCCCCTAGTCTTTCAATAAGACTAGGGGCTTTTTGACCTTATGATACCAATCGCAGACTTAGCCTTTAGATTCAACGACCTTTTTATCTGTAACCCAGAAGTACACGGACAAACCAGCCTAACTGGTAAAACTCGTGATCGTGACGGCAAACAAGATTCAAAGTCGTTTTTAGTAAAAGCTCCCCTTACGACAAACGTTTGGGAAGATCACCTTAAAGGCAATAAAATCATCGGATGTACCCCACTGTTCAACGAAGACAGAGTTCGTTGGGGCGTACTAGATGTAGATGTGTACCAAGAATCCAGTACACTAGAAGAACTAATAGCAAAAGTAAAAGAGCACAAACTACCATTCGTTGTGTGCCGATCCAAATCTGGCGGTGCTCACGTTTATTTATTTTTCTCAGAAGATGTATCTGCATCTTCTGTAATTGACAAACTAAAGTCCTTTTCTGCTTTCTTTGGACATGGTGCTTGTGAGATATACCCCAAGCAACCAAAAATTGGCACTAGAAAAGATAACTCTAGATACGGTAACTGGATAAACATGCCGTATAGCGGCAACCCAACACTCCAGTATGGTATAACAGAAGAGAATGTATCCCTTAACCCAGAAGAGTTCATTGAATACGCCAACAGCAAAGCACTAACAAAAGACGCTTTCGCAAAATTAAAAGTACCGAACCTAGTAACAGAGGAGCTACCAGAAGGACCACCGTGTTTAAATTATATATTCCAAAACCGTGCGCAGCACAGTGAGTCCAGAAATATCACACTATCAAATGTTGCTGTATACCTAAAGAAAGCACAGCCAAGTGAATGGAAGCAGCTATTGCAAAAGTATAATAGGAAGTTTTCAGAACCCCTAGAAGACCGAGAAGTAGAAGCAATCATTAGCTCGTACTCCAAAAAAGATTACAAATATCAGTGCTCTAACCAACCTCTTTGTAAGTACTGCGACGCTAGTCTTTGTGGGCAAAGAAAGTTTGGTATTGGCAAAGAAGAGTTCCTACCTAATAACAGATCTCTTATGCAACTAAAGAGTGACCCACCTCTATGGTTCTTAGCTTTAGACAACGAAGAAATTCAACTAACTACTGAGCAATTTGACAACTTCAATCAGTTTAATCAGAAAGTAATGGAGAAGCTGCTGTTTAAGTATCCACCAATCAAACAAGAAGACTGGATCAATCAGCAAAACCTACTACTAAAGAACTGCACACAAATTGACATCCCATTCGAAATGACACCAGTTGGTCAGTTTGTTGAATATGTTTCAATGTTTGCAGCTAGTGCTAGTGATAACCCAAACAACATTAAATTGGGACCAATCAAACAACACGGATGTTTTTACTTCCGAATGGTTGACTTAAAAGATTACTTAAGCCAACAAAGATTTAAAGAATTACCAGACAACAGAATACTCTCAGCTCTAAAACAAGTACTTAAAGCTGACGCAGTAACACACAAAATAAAAGAACCAGTAAAGATGAACGTGCGGTGTTGGAGAGTTAGAGAAGAATCTCTAAACCTTGACCCATCTGTTCCTCTTCCAGACCTAAATGAACAATCAGCCTACTAACAAAAATCAAACAATCTTCGTAGCCAGTGCTGGCACAGGTAAGACCACAACACTAATGGACTTGCTTACAGACTGCCTAGAAAAAACAGAACCTCGCAATATATGTTTCACTACCTTTACCAAAGCTGGTGCAAATGAAGCAATTGATCGAGCTTTAGTCAAAAACCCAAAGTATCACTTATCAGACTTTGAAGGGTTCAGCACACTACACGCTTTATGTTATCGACGCATCCAACGTAAACAGATGCTCAGTGGACAAGACTATAAGCTACTTGGTGAGCTCACAGGCTACCCCATCTCTGGTGGTTCTGCATACTCAAATAAAGATGGCTTAGTCTACAACAGTAACGCAGGAGATAAAATCCTATACTACGACAGCTTAGTACGTAACCTTAAAGTATCTGCCGAAGAAGTGCTTAACGCACAGATTGGTGCTCGTGTGACCGCAGAACAACTTACAGCATTTAGTGAGTTCTACAAGGAATTTAAAATTACTAAAAACAAGTATGACTTTACTGATCAGCTTGAACAATTTATTGCGCAAGACATATCTCCAAACTTTGATTATGTGTTTGTTGATGAAGCTCAAGACTTATCCCCACTTCAGTGGGATGTAGTTGATTTTCTATGTAAAGGTGCTAAAGAAGTATTCATTGCTGGTGACGACAAACAAAGTATCTTTAAGTTTGCTGGCGGTGATCCAGCCTCGCTTATCAACCGAAAAGGTAAGCGGGTTGTTCTTGATGTATCCTACCGACTACCAAAACCAGTACTTAAGTACGCAGAAAGAATTGCTAATGAAATTACTGAAAAGCAAAAGTACAAAGTAACAAGTAGAAAAGAAAGAGGCTCTGTTCAACACATTCACAGTTTGCATGACATAGATATGAGCAAAGGGACTTGGTTCCTGCTTTGTCGAAACAAAGCAATGTTATCAATCTTTGAGCACGAGCTAATGCGTAAGAAACAATTGTTTGTATCTAGCGGTGTAAACTCTCTGTTTAACCAAAGCCAAATCAAACATATCCTTATGTGGGAACAGCTTCGTCGGGGTTATAAATTTAAAGCTTCTGAGCTTAAAAAGCTGTATCACGACTTTCTTCCAACAGGTAGTGTAATTGCTAGAGGTTGTAAAAAGTTGCTGGACTCAATGCCAGACGGAGAACTCTTTGACAAAGATCAACTTGTTGACAACTTTGGATTAAAGACTACTGCTAAGTGGAACTTAGTCTTTAAGCTTCCAGATATTACAAAAGAAATCCTACTTAAAGCAGAGTCGGAAGGTAAGCTAGAACGTAGTGGAGATGTTGAACTAAGTACAATTCACGCAACCAAAGGTCGTGAAGCTGACAATGTGATCATTCTACCAGATATGACTGAAACAACCTACAAAGGTATGCTGAAGGATATGGACAACGAGCATCGTGTTTACTATGTTGCAGCTACTCGTGCAAAAACAAACCTATACATTCACACACCTGTAACCAATCGGTTCTACCAATTACCCCAATGATCTACAAAACAAAACCATTAGCGCACCAAGAAGACGCAGTAAATAGATTTGCTGAAAAAGAATACGGTGCTCTGTTCTGTGAAATGGGTACAGGCAAAACAAAGATTGTCTTAGACATCTTAAGAAACTCTGCCGACCTGTTCGAAGCTATTGTTATTGCTCCTAATGGTTTGCACCATAACTGGGACATCAATGAAATACCTAAACACTTAGGTAGCTCAGATTCAAATCCAGTTGTTACATACTGTTGGAAAGGTCCAATCAAAAGTAAAAAAGCCAAGCAAGAGCTTTCACGGTTCTTTATGACTAGAGATGCTTCTCGCATCTTACTGATAAACATCGAAGCACTCAGGACAGCCGCAGGCTTTGATACAGTCAACACATTCTTAGAATATTGCTTTGGTCTTAAGCATATGATCATTGACGAATCTACGTGCATTAAGAATCCCAAAGCAATGCAAACAAAACGAGTGCTCAAACTGGCGGATCAAGTTGACAGAAAGTGGGTTCTTAACGGGACACCTATCACACAAAGTCCACTAGATTTATTTACACAGTGCAGATTCTTAAACAAGAATGCAATACCTTTCAATACTTACACAGCTTTTAAACACGCATTTGCCATTGAAACTACAATGACTATGGGTAGTCGGGCGTTTCGTAAGATCATTGGATACCAGAACCTAGAACGATTGACCAAGTTACTTGAACCATTTACACTAAGAATCGAGAAGAAAGACTGTCTTGACTTACCTGAAAAGACCTTTGTTAAACAAGCTATTCAGTTACACCCAACTCAGCAACGCATATACGACAGTATGAAAAACGACTGCATTGCACTTTTAAAAAATGGAGAATTGGTTACATCTACAATTGCTCTAACTAAAATCGTCAAGCTGCACCAGATCCTTACAGGCTTTGTAACAGATGACGACGGCACAGCTCACGCTATTGAAAACAACAGGATAGCTGCTCTCTTGCAAATAGCAGAGACACAAAAGCCTTTAGTTGTGTTCTGTGCCTATAAATTTAACGTCCAAGAAATCAAAACAGCATTACGGAAAAAGTTCCCAGAATCAAAGATAGCTGAGTTTCATGGAGATGTATCTAACACTGCACGAAACGAATCTGTTAGGCAGTTTCAAGAAGGAGAAGCAGACTTTTTCTTAGCTACTTCCGCTGCTGCAAAGGGTTTGACATTACACCGTGCATCAACAATGGTATATTACTCAAACAATTATAGCCTTGAAACCAGACTACAAAGCCAAGATCGAATTCACAGAATTGGTCAGAATAAGAAATGTACATACATTGACCTTGTTGTTCCTAACACAATTGATGAAGCTATATTAAAGCGACTAGAAGAGAAAAAAGAGTTGTCCAGCATGGTGCTTGACGACCTTATTGAAATAATTAAATGAGCCACACAAACACAACTAGAGAAAATATGAAAGTACCAGCAACCAACAGATCGTTGTTTAACCAACGACCAGAAACTATTTTAGAACGAGGGTTACATACAATGACCCTAGCCTGTGAAGCCCTAATCATACAGAACTCAGTTCTAAATGATCAAATTAAAGCACTAACTAAAGATATATTAGAAGCTGACAGCGACACACAAAATTAATTCTGTAAACATATTATGCTAACACACAAAGAACAACTAGCACTTGACGCTTTTCTAGAGTATAGAAATAAATCCGAAGTTGCCCGATCTTTGGGTGTTTCAGAAGCAACTATTAGAGCAACTCTAAAACGAGTTGAGCGCAAAGGATTTGCTCCTTGGCTCAGTGGAGCCATCACACCCGATCATCTATCCGTAGCTAAGACCACTGTCCAGTACGGACCAGATGGTGAGGTGCAACGAGAATGGAAACGACTTCTGCCAAATGCAGAAGCTATGACAGACTTTGTTGACTCCCTGTGCGCACGAGCCGAGGGAACACTAAAGATTTCACCAGCACCCAAAGTAGCACGTCAACGTAAAGATGTGTTAGCTGAGATCTGCTGCTTCGATGCGCACATTGGTATGTATGCCGAGGCAGGAGAAACCAACAGTCAAAACTACGACTCGGACATTGCTGTGAAACGTATTCACAACACTACGGACGCTCTGCTGTGTCGTATGAACAACCCAGAACACATCGTTGTCACCTTTGGTGGTGATATGCTACACGCAGACACTCGGAGCAATAAGACAGAGATGAGTGGTAACGTACTAGATGTTGACAGCCGCTACCATATGGTTGTTGAAAAAGCTGTTACAGCTTGCTACGATGTTGTAGCTATGGCTTCCGAAGTAGCTGAAAAGGTTACTGTAGTTATACTAGAAGGCAACCACAGCTGGCACTCTGAAGTTTGGCTTGCTCAAGTACTAAGAGCTGCTTACTCCCAATGCGACCGTGTTGATATTGTTATGCAGCGATCAGCTCGTAAGCATATGGTGTGGGGGGACAACTTATTAGTGTGGACACACGGTGACTCTGTCGCTATGACCAAGTGGCAAGGTATTATTTCAACTGAGTTTGCTCAGCTCTGGGGTAAGACTAAGTGGCGTCACCTAAAGATGGGACACGTACACCACAAGAATGCTCGTAGCGGAAAGAGCCTTGTAACATCTGACCAGAATGGTGGTTGGGTGGAGAACCACGGTCTCTTGGTTGAGTACCTACCAG